TTAGCTTGTCTACCTCAGTCATAATAATATCATAGATACCATTATCTTTTTGCTGTTGTAGGTGCGTTAATACACTTGGTTCTTTGTAGATTTCATCTTTACTAGCGTCATCCCAGTTATTATTGATTTCAACGAGTAGTTCTTGTCCAGACTCTGTAGCCGCAATGGTTTGCAGAGTTGATTGGAATACCATCTCGCTATCACTAACACTGTGATTGCTAGGTTTGTAATCCGATTCAACAGAAGTATCTATATCCATAGGATCAATACCACTGTCTCGTAGGAGTTTCTGGATCGCAGCAGGGTCTTTCTTATCTAAGTCAATTAGATATGAGAGTTTGCCCTCATCTAGTAATCCGTTATTCTCAAGCATTTTAACCATTTTTAGATTAGGTTGTAAAGCCTGTAATTTTTGTGTGTAGTTAGCACCCATTTGAACTAACCTTTTAAGGTCTTCAGGGTTGTCTATCTTCACTTCTTTACCATTAGCTTTAAAAGGAGCCATTAGTTGTTCATAACCAGCCTTATAGTCGAACTCTTTTTCAGGTTCTTCTTTAGCAGGTTCATCAACTTTAGGTTCACTCTCAGGCTCTTTTTTAGCCTTTGGATCACCTTCTGGTTCTTCTTCTTTAGCTGGCTCTTCAGCAGGTTTATCTAAATCACCATCAGCTACATCAAGAGGATTAACTTCTTCCTCTTTCTCTGCTTCAGGTTCTTTTTCCTTATCATCAGCTTCAACTACTGGTTCTTCATCAGTAGGCTCTTCCTCGGTTGCATCTTCAGCAACAGGTTCAGGGGTAACTTCAGGCTCTGTTTCTACAACAGGTTCTTCTTCAGCTACTACCTCTTCAGTTACAGGTTCTTCGACTACAGGAGCATCATCAATAGGAGGAGATTCCATATTCATGATTTCTTCATCAGTCATGTTTTCAATAGGAGTATCAGCCATGATTTAGCCCTCCCCATTTGATTCATCGAAGTCAGCTTGACGCATCTCTTCGAGAGTTTGTTTATCTGCTTCTAGTGCAAGTTCAGCTTGTTCACCAAACATTACAATAGTCTGTAAATAACGTTTAAATGCACCAACTCCATCGATATCACGTTGAACAGTTGTACGCATTTCATCTTTAGTTGTTGGGTGACTTACCAAGTGAACCAAACGAGCTGCTTCATCTTGGAAATAACCGTCAAGAACAAGTTCTTTAAAGTCTTTATTTTTAGCTAGAGCTTTAGCTTGTTTGCCACGTTTAATAGCTTCTTCAGCAACTTCAATGCTGAGTTCTACCGTTTCAATATCATTTTGTAATTGAGACATAATATGTTTCCTCAAAGTTTCTTTTGTTAAGTTATTGATAACATTTAATATAGTTTAATAGTTAAGTAAACACCTTAAAAGTTATTTGCTGGATTTAATGCATGGTCTAATCTAGGATCAAACTGTGCGGAATTGATGTTAGTAGCCTGTTGATTAGGCGTATCTAACAACTCTGATAAAGCTTTAAAGCCAAGTGCAGCATCAGGAGATGGCTGTGTCTCACCTTCTTTAGTAGTCTTTAACAAACTCTTAGTTACTTCAAGGTCTTGGTTACCCCGTGCTTGTTCTTTTTGTTTTTCAAGATCACGTTCATGTCCAACACCTGAAGCCATTTCATCAGTTTCCTGACGTGTCTTCTCAGCATCAGCTCTTGTTTCAGCTATTTTAGCTTGATTAAGAGCAGCATCTGATTGTAGTTTAATTACTTCAGCTTCTAATTTCGCTATCTCAAGTTCTTTTAATCTTTCTTGAGCAGGATCAGGTTGAGGTTGATATGTTTCTAATTTTTGAGCTAATTCAGGTAAACGCTTAAGTTTAGCAATATCAGCCATAATCATGAAAACAATTTGTGGATCAGTGTTCGGGCCAATAGTTTGAAGCATAAAGCTTAGGTCTGTAGCTTTCTTTTCATCAATTTCAGCAGTAGCAATATCAACTATAATGTCGAATTGACCTACAAGATCATCTCTTGAGATACTAACAAACTTATCGTTAGTTACACGAATAACTTCTTCCTCAGAGAGGAACATAGCGTTCATAGCAGAAACTTTAGTACCAATATCTTGGATACCTTTAGCCAATCGACGTAGGATATTCATCTCACGTTTAGAAGAAGCATCAAGTACCCCACGAATACCAGCAGCTACATCACCGTAAGCATCACCTGAAACTCCACCTGCAAAGGCTTTAACGCCTGACAATGATTCGGCTTCTTGGTTTTGCATCTGCATGACAGTGAGTGCTGAATTAGGTATTTCAGGGTACTTGTGCTGGAAGATGTTCATGTCTGGAGTACCAGCACCAGGATTAAACTCATAGTCCTGACCAGACTCATAACGACGACGGTTAGTCACATCAAGGAAGCCTTTAGCAAAACCTTGTTGAGAGTTAGCAGAACGACCCAATAAGTCGATCATACCACGAGTAACAGCACCTGAAATCTTTTGATTATCTTCAAGAATCTCTGCATCGGGTTCACCCATAACAGAACGTTTAACAGGAAGATAATTTGCAAATACGAATGGAGGTCTCTGATCTGGGAAAGGGTTTTTTTCCATACGGATCATTGTGTCACCAACCCATGTAGCAACAATAGGAACCAATTTACCATCACCATTTACATCATAATTACCCCAATACTCATATGCTACAATCTTCTTACGAAGATTATCATTATAATTAAAGTCATTAGGGGTACTTGTTTCATGGTCTGGTGTACTTAAGATAGTGTTACCTGACCAGTTAACTCGGTCTAAGTTCTTAAAGCGTTTATCTTTAGCTAACTCAGCATGAGATGTTTCAAAACTTACCACCATAAAACCTGCTTTACGATAATCACCTTCACAAGAAGGATCAATATACATATTAGCAGGGTTTACCATAGATACAGTTGGTTCATTCTTGACAATCTTTTCTTCTTCTACTTTTTCAGTACCTGTAATAACAGCTACAGTAGGAATTTGATTTTCAATGAAATAATCAACAGCAGCTTTAATTTCATCTGGTAGTTCTTCAAAACCACGAGGATTAACTTCACGTAGTTCCAATGCTTGAGAGAAAGTAGCTTCTTCTTCTTCGTTACTAATTTCATAATACGTATAGATAGGATTATCCACAAGCACTTTCTCTGTTTCTCTAATCCATCCAAGACGTACAATACCAGTACCTTCATCAACACAAGTACGCACATATTCATCAATGAAACGTACTTTATTGATCTTGGAGGTAAACTGCCAATTCAATAGTAATTCGTTTTGTTCGGCTGCTGCCTTGTCTTCAAACGTTCTAGGAGAGATATCAAATAACTTCTCTGAACCAAGAAAAGGTTCTGATAAAGCTGAGTATCTCCATTCTGCTTGACGACGAATAAGTTTAGGCTGGATAGAAGAACGTCCTTTAACTTTCTTCATTTTATGAGAACCACTAACTTCTCTTAGCTCATTCCAAGTCTTAATACGAATAACCATAGCATCATGAGAAGATTTTGTAGCATCTAAATCATTTGCTAAGTCACGTACAGTAGGCTCTTTAGACCATTTGGTGAGTTTTCTAGCAGGTTTTACGTTACTATTTTCCATAACATGCCCTTACTTTTTCTTAATTTTTGTTGCAACATATTCTGCGCCACGGGTTAGGAAATAAGTTCCAACTACAATCCAGAATAGTCTCCACATATCAGCAGAAAGATCATCTGTATAGCCCATTCCTAGAACTTTATCATATACTACCACTTTCCAGGTATAAATAATCATAGGAAGAGCAAAACCGGGTCTAATCCACCAATTACGGTCAGATTTTATTTCTTCAATTAAAACTGCTTGCCTAGCTGTCAATTGTACAATTCTTTGTTCTGCTTCGATACGGTCACTGTCGTTTTGAGCATCTAACTTATCTTTGTAAGCTAAACGTAATTGTTCGGTGATGGAACTTAATCCACCACCTGCAACAAATTTCAATACTGTTGAAAGAATACCCATTAGCTTCTTTCTCCAACTGCTGTAGTTGTTTGTCTGCGTTTTACAACAGCCCAAATCAAAATAGCGATAGGAATATAAGTAGCAATGTTTTCTGGTACATAATCAGCATATTCAGTTTCCTGAATAGTTTCTACAACAGTACCATACCAATCAGTAAAGTAAGCTGCATAACCAATCAAAGCTGCACCAACAGCCTCTACTTTAGTAGAGTAACCACGCATAGCTTCACGCCAACTAGGACGAAGATTCCATGCCAATGTAGCAGCAATAAATACCAAAATTAGAATCGTAATAAATAATGTCATAATCTTTACTCCGTTTGTGTATCAATCATATAGACTATAAACGTTACTAAAGCAACGCCTAGAAACCTAACCAATTTGCTAGAGATAAGAAGTCTGCTTTAATGTTATCCCAATACCAATAAATAGCAGTAAGTCCCATACCAGTAGCAATAGTATTTGTAGATACTTTTTTCTTTTTAGGTACTGGAACTGGTTTCGGTAATTTTGGTAATTCACCACGACGACCTGCAAGGAGCATATTCTTAATATCTTTACCGTAATATTTACGATCTGAATAAGCATATGTCCATGATAGAGCACCACCTGAAGGAGGTGTTTCCCATTCATCCAAATGAATACCTGCACCATTCATTTCACAACCAGCAGAACCATAACCCTTAGCAATCCAATATTGCCCAAGTTTAGCCAATTCAGTTCCAAGGATAGGTTTACCAGAAGCATCAAAGACATGTATGTCAACAGCACGTCCATTATCATGACGTACAGAGCCTACAGCAACCGCTTTACCTTTAACATACCAAGTCTGACCTTTAAGGACACCCTTAAGACGTTTAATTTCAGAACGAGACATTTGACCAGCAGAATAAATCTCACAAGTAGTACCTGGCCCATAAACAGTAAGAAGAGATTCTTCTAGTTTACGTTCAATATTTTGAGTAGCAGACATATTTCGTGTTGCATGTTGGTTCATATATACCAACACAGTTGCTTTACGTTCAGAAGGTTTTTGATCCCATGTTTTCAATGTTTTCATAGTCTTTTGACCAACGATACCATCTACCAATAGACCAGCATCTCTTTGGAAATGACGAACAGAAGCTTCTGTACCTGAACCAAAGAAATCATCCAAAGAACCTTCATAGTAGCCCTTTTCAGTTAGTAAAAAGAGTAACTGAGCAACATCTTTACCTTGGTCACCACGACGCATTGATACTCGATCAAAATTATTGAAAGACTTTTGTGCAATAGGTGCACGTTTTTTAGCTGTAGAGTACACTTTAGCTTCATACTGAGGATCAGTCGCATATGCACCAAACTTACCGTTACCAAGTTCATTAGCAGCTTCTTGAATACTAGACGCATTCCATGAATCAGGGAAACGTGATTTCATCATGGTCATGTAATCTACAACACTTTCTTGTAAGGTAGTATAAGCTCTAAAAGACAATACTTTCTTAACACGTTTACCATTAATAACCTCATGTGTTGTAAAACGTTGTGTTTTACCCTTCCATGAAGAATTAGCTTTTACACCAAAATAAGCGTTACCCTTAACTGTTTTACCCCAACCAGTTTCAATTGCTGATTGAGCTGCACAAATGGAAGCCTGTATATGATTACATCCAGACGACATAGCATCTGCATATACTTTATTGAAGAATTTTTGAGAAGTGCTCATAATATATCCTTTTAATTTATATCTGTTGTAATGATAATCGTATCCATATCATGAAAATGCTGTTCATGCGTTTTCATAGTGTACTTATTAATTACTAAAGGGGAGAAAAATAAAAAAGCACATAAAAAAATAATCCAAATGCTGGGTGTATTTCTTTTTTTAAGGGTGTCTAATGTATTTGTCATTTTCCTAACCTTTTTGTAATAATTTTTTTAATAAAAGCAGTATCAGCTATCAAAGCTGATGTTACCTCTAACACTAAAAAACCAAGTGTGGTTACTAAAATTCCTGTTATCACAAGTGATCCACCTAAGTAAGCAGATAAATCAGGAGCTACAGAATAACCTAAGCCCGCTGATGCTATCGTAATAACAAACCTAGACCATATAGGTTTTTCTTTGTTACTATGAAATACAAATATTGATGCAGCTATTAATGCGACTATAAATTCTACTGATCTCATTGTACTTGCCCTTTATTTATTAGATTGACTTATAGTCTTGGATTTTAAATCCTAATTCTTTAAGTTGTTCTAATATAAGTACAGCACGATAGAAGAGTTGTCCATAGTAAACATAGTGAGCATTACCTTGGTGAACATGACCCTTAGCATCTGCTAATGTCTCTTTACCATCTCTAATGCGTTGAGCAAATCTTTCAAATTGGTCATTAAAGATTGCTTTAGAGCCTTCAGCAATAGCAGCATTATAAGCAGCAAGAATACGTTCACGTTCATCAGCTCGTGAAACACTTGGATTATCTGGTTCATCACCATCGATTACATTTTCAAATGGGTAATTAAGAACCATTACCAAAGCACCTACAGCTTCAAAACGTAGTATCATTTCTTTTACATTTGTCACAACATCTTCAAGAACAATCCCAGTAACAATATCCTCAGAAGCTTCTGTTTTAAATGTAATGATATTTGTATCATGATCTACTGAAGCAATTTCAAGGCTTTCTTGACCTGATGTAGTTGGAACAAGTACATAAGCATCTGCTTCAAATTTAAGAGCACTGTTAAGCTCAATAGAACTCCGTGAAATTACAGAAGCAACACCTTCAGTCTCATAGTTAGCATGATCGATAATAGCCAAATGAGGCTTAGTATCCAAAGCAACTTGGATATTAGATAATTGTTGAATAGTATTTTGACCTGATACACCAAAATTGTAACTTTTCACATGTTTACCTAAGTGTCTTGCAATAATTGCAGGGTAGAACTGATCTTCAGATACACCCCAGATATCTTCTTTAGTCAGTGACGGCCCAACAGCAGTAACAACATACATAGATTCTTGTGGTTGTTTAGCAATCTCAGGGGTAATAACAACAGTTTGTATAACTCCCTCAAGCATTTGAGAATTAACATCACTGTGTTTACCCAAGTGCACTGTCCAGTCACCTTTAAAGGATATATCTGAATTAATAACAACTTCACCTTGGTTTTCACCATTTAAGAATAAACGCATATAAGTATCTGCATAAATATCATTTACAATATCTAAACGAATATCCAAAGGAACGTTTTCAGGAATACGACGAATACCATAAATACGATCATCGCCATTAATATCAGTACGTGCAATTAATTGACGTGTAGCATTATCTACAGCGATATAAAAATAATTTGTACCATTAAATAAAGAAAGTATATTACCACCAAAGTTAGCTTCAACAAGTCTTTTTACACGTACATTCAAAGAAGCAGTACGATCTAAAAAATCAGTAGGTAAATCATATGTAGCTCTATCATCTAAAACAGAAAGTTCAGTAGCACCAGTAACAATAGGGGGACGTGCTTTATCAAATGTTACAAATTGCATGTGAGCAAAATCAAAACCTTTAATACCATCTCCAGCAAAAGTAGTTGTTTGATCTGGATCATTATCTTCTTGGATAAACTCATCCATAATACGTAATTCTACATTACCTGAACCAGATGAAATTGCTACAGCAGTAATACGAAACTCCCAGAAACCATTACCGATGTATTTAGATGTTGCTTCAATGATTTCAGGATTTTTAGCAGCACGCAAAATAGCACCATGTCGTAGACCCAAACGAGGATTAAGAGCAGAACCCTCTACAAAA